AACCATTACGTGATGGTCATCAACGATCAAGGTTTCCCCGAAGCTGCTTTGATCACCATGAAGTCCACGCAACTGAAGAAGTCGCGCAAGTGGAACAGCATGATGATGTCCACCAAGATGATGGGTGCCAACGGTCCTTTCACTCCTCCCATGTACTCACACCTGTATCGTTTGACCTCGCAAGCCGAGTCCAACGACAAGGGTAAGTGGTATGGATGGGAGATCGAGCGCATCGGCCCTATTGAAGACAAGAGCGTGTACCAAGCCGCAAAAGCATTTGCTACTCAAGTAAATGCTGGCGAAGTCAAGGTCAAGCATGCCGACGAAGAAGTCGGTACAGCAGGACCAGCACCGTTCTGATTTGAGGGGGCATCACGCCCCCTCTTTCTTCTATAGAGATGCCAATGGAACAACTACAACAATTTCAGGACATATTCAGGGGACTGGATATTGCCTATGGGACATACGTAATTAAGGCGGAAAGAGGCGATGGTAAGCAAGCAGGAAAGGCTACGGTTGTTAGAAAACCCCCAACAGATGACCTATGGCAAAAACACCTTGACGGCGTTGATCCGAGTCTGGGGATTATTCCAATCCGGGCGGATAACACCTGCATCTGGGGATGTATTGACATTGACCAGTATCCTTTGGACCACAAAGGCTTAGTTGAAAAAGTTTCGCAGTTGAAACTGCCGCTTGTTGTCTGTCGCAGTAAGTCTGGAGGCGCACATGTTTTTCTCTTTACAAAAGAACCGGCCCCAGCGCGGGATTTTCAACAATACCTCAAGGATGCGGCAGCACTGCTCGGAGAAGCTGGCAGAGAGATTTTTCCTAAGCAGGCCGAAATCCTTGTTGATCGAGGAGACACCGGAAACTTTCTCAACCTACCCTACTTCGGCGGTGACGCGGGAACAAGGTATGCATTCAATGTCGACGGTACGGCGGCAACCCTCGAAGAGTTCTTTGGACTATATGAGGCGAATGTCCAAGAGCTACCGCTCAATTTTCCTGAGCCGCCTAAGCAAGCGGAGAGTCCCATCAAAGATGGCCCTCCTTGCCTACAAGCTCTTTGCGCACAGGGCTTCCCAGAGGGGACGCGCAATAATGGACTATTCAACATTGGGATCTATCTTAAGAGGGCCGCCCCCGGAAGTTGGGAAGACAAGCTTGTGGAGTACAACATCAAGCACGTGGCTCCCCCACTACCCAACAACGAGGTCCAAGTCCTTGTCAAGCAAGTCGGCAAGAAAGACTACCAATACAAATGTAAAGACGCGCCGCTCAACAGCTTTTGCAATTCGGGCCTTTGTAGATCGCGCAAATATGGCATCGGGGGAAATGGTCCTGATGCGCCTCAAATAGCATCCCTATCCAAGTACGCATCCGATCCACCGTTGTGGTTCTTGGATGTCAACGGCAAGCGTGTGGAGCTAGAAACAGAAAGCCTCTTCACCCAAGCTGCATTCCAAAAAGCATGCGTAGAAAAACTTAACGTGCTGCCTCCTACCCTGCGCAAACAGGATTGGGAGAACATGCTCAATGCACTGCTCAAAGAGATGGTGGAGACAGAACAGATCGCCGAGGCCAGTGAGGACACCAGCTTGATTGGTCGCTTCATGGACTTGCTTGAAGAGTTCACCACTCACATGCAGCAAGCAATGGACAGGGATGAAGTTTTGATGGGCCGACCATGGCGCGATGATGATGAAGCCAAGACGTACTTCCGGATGAAAGACCTTGACAACCATCTGAAGCGCAATAACTTTATTGGCATGACTGCGCCTAAGATGGCGCAGAGACTGCGCGACATTGGCGGTGAGCCAATATCGTTGCTGCTTAAAGGCCGCGCTACCCGTTGCTGGCGCATACCCAGCTTTGGCAAACAAGATGCACCATTCGATACCCAAACCACACGCATTGAAGGGAGCCCGTTTTGAGATACATGACAATTGATGGACACGACAACGCAATCATTGGCCCGGCATTTATTTGGCGCGACCAAACTCACGTTTCTGTGCTTGTCTACAACGCTGAAACAATCAGAAACAACCTGATGGGGGACGGCATGTCCGCCGAGGAAGCGCGTGAGTACATTGAGTACAACATTGAGGGTGCTTACGTAGGCGAACATACGCCTGTGCTGGTCTGGCCAGACGACATGTGGGACGGGGAAATGGATGACTGACATCCACAAAATCTTTGGCCCACCCGGGTGTGGCAAGACTACTTACCTGCTCAACGTGGTGGACAAGGAATTGGAGTCGGGGATTTACTCTTCACAAATAGGCTACTTTTCTTTCACCCGAAAGGCAGCCAACGAAGCGCGGGACAGGGCCATCACCAAGTTCCCTAATCTCAATGCCAAAACTGATTTCCCCTATTTCAGGACGTTACATAGTCTTGCATTTCAATGCCTTGGCGTGCGATCGGAGGACATCATGCAGGCGGAACACTTCCGGGAGTTCGCTGCCCAAGCAGGGATTGAGCTGAGCTTGTCCCACGACACCGAAGTCGACCTTGTCAAGCCTGATAACCCAATACTGAACGAGATCAACATCGCCCGAATCAAGGGCGAGGACTTGAAAACCCATTACAACAAGTGCGGCCTAGACATTGAGTGGCACCACTTTGAGTTTGTCGAGCGGACCTACCGTCATTACAAACGTAGCAAGAACCTGCTTGACTTCACCGACCTGTTAGAGATGATCGTTAACGAACCCGAGCGCCTGCCCATGTTGGAAGTGCTGATCGTGGACGAAGCACAGGACCTTTCCCGCCTGCAATGGATGATGGTGGAAGCCCTGACCGTGAGATCAAAGCGGACATTTCTTGCCGGTGACGATGACCAAGCCATTTTCTTCTTCGCCGGTGCAGACGTAAAAAGCTTTCTTGCCTTTGAGGGCAGCGTCACGGTCTTGAACCATTCCTACCGCGTCCCTGCCAAGGTCCATACCTTGGCCAACAGCATCGTCAAGCGCATCCGCGAGCGCCAGCCAAAGGAATGGGAGTCCAGAGAATTTGAGGGCTTTGTCAAGACCTACCATCGGTTTGATGATGTTCCAGTGGAAAGCGGCCAGTGGCTCATCATGGCCAGCACCAACTACATGCTCAACCCCATCCACGAATGGCTCAAATCCATTGGAGTACTGTTTGAACGCAACGGGGTGCCAAGTCTTTCCCCACAGATCGCCCAAGCCGTATCGGACTGGGAACGCCTACGCAAGGGCCAGCCACTTGGTTTCACCAGCGTCCAGACGGTGTACAGGTATTTAGGTACCAGCTCCGTGGCCCGGGGCTACAAAACATTTAAGACCGGCGACACCAACGGTCTGTACACCATTGATGAGCTGAAAGAAAAGCACGGCCTGCTGACTGATGTCATCTGGCATGAAGCTCTCACCAAGATTGCTGACGACAAGAAAGATTACCTGATCTCCTTGCTGCGCCGGGGCGTGAAGCTCTCGCAACCGCCAAGGGTGCGCTTGTCCACCATCCATGGTGCTAAAGGCGGGGAGGCGGACAACGTCATGCTGCTGATGGATCTTTCACCAAAGTTTGCCAAAGAATATGCAAGCAACGCGGACAACGTACACCGATTGTTCTATGTCGGGGTAACCCGTGCCAAACAATCACTGCACTTAGTGCTGCCGAAACACACAGAAAAAGGATTCCGACTGTGAAAACCATGCCCATGTTCCCGACAATCACCGAGTGGGTGCCGCCGGAGACTTTCCCCAATTTATCTACCGCTAAGGAGATTGCAATTGACCTCGAAACTTGTGACCCGCATATGGAATCTTTTGGGCCGGGATGGCCCCGTAATGACGGCTTCATTGCTGGTTACGCTGTGGCTGTTGACGGCTGGAGCGGATACTATCCTGTTGCTCACGGCGGTGGCGGCAATCTTGATAAACGTCTTGTTGAACGCTGGGTAAAAGACGTACTGGCTACAAATGCCGACAAGATCATGCACAACGCCGCCTACGACTGTGGGTGGCTCAGGGCCAGTGGATTCACCGTCAACGGCAGGATTGTCGACACCATGCTCGCCGCGCCCCTGATAGATGAGAACCGATTCAATTACTCTCTGAATTCTCTTGGTTTTGATTACCTCAAGGAAGTCAAGTCCGAAGCTGCATTGAAGCAGGCTGCTGCCGATTTTGGCGTTCATCCCAAGAAAGAGCTGTGGAAGCTCCCCGCCATGTATGTCGGGGAATACGCCGAGCAGGACGCGGCGTTGACCCTGAAGCTGTGGCATCACTTTAAGATAAAGCTGCGACAAGATGAAGTCGAATCAATCTTCGATCTTGAGACCGAAGTGTTCCCAGTCCTTATGAACATGACCCAGCGCGGCATCCGCTTTGACCGGATCAAGGCTGAGCAGTTGATCAGCAGGTTGCAACGCCGAGAAAAAGAAATCTACCAAGAGCTGAAGTCTACCTGTGGGTCCGGTGTGGATATCTGGGCTGCGCAGTCCATCGCCTTGGCCTTTGACAAGCTTGGCGTGGCTTACGGCAAAACAGAAAAGGGACTGCCGAGCTTTACCAAAGGGTTCTTGGAAACCTGTGAACATCCTGTGGCTAAGTTGATCGTTGAAGCCCGCGAGACCAACAAGACGCATAGTACGTTCTTGCAGCCATACTTGGACTTTAGCGCCAAGACCGGCAGGATTCACCCGCATGTGAATCAGATGCGTAATGAGGACGGCGGCACGGTGACAGGACGGCTGTCCATGGCCAACCCAAACTTACAGCAGGTTCCTGCCCGCCACGAAATCATCGGCCCGCTGGTGCGCTCGCTCTTTCTGCCCGAAGAGGGCGAATTGTGGGCTTCCAACGACTTCAGCTCCCAAGAACCGCGATTGTTGGTGCATTACGCCCATCTTTTGGACCTACCCGGGGCGAACAGGATGGTGGACGCGTACAACAACGACCCCAACACCGACTTTCACCAAATGGTGGCGGACATGGCTGGGATCAAACGCAAGGCTGCCAAGACGATTGGCCTTGGCTTGATGTACGGTATGGGCAAAGGAAAGCTTGGTGGCGAGCTGGACTTGTCCGCTGAGGAAGCTTCTGAGCTGATCAACACGTTCCACACCAAGGTGCCGTTTCTTAAAGGCACGGTGAACGCGGTCATGAAGCGCATTGAGCACCCAGCATCGGGCGGGTCTATCAGAACCCTGCTTGGCCGCAAGTGCCGCTTCCCACTGTGGGAGCCGGTAGAGTGGGGCGTGAACAAGGCGCTGCCGCGTGAACAGGCAGTCATTGAATACGGCCAACGGATCAAACGTGCGGGCACCTACAAGGGACTGAACAGGCTTATCCAAGGGTCAGCCGCAGATCAGACAAAAGCGGCCATGGTGGCGCTCGCTAAGGCAGGGTTTGACCCTATCTTGCAGGTACACGATGAGCTTGCGCTGTCGGTGACAAGTCGGGAGCAAGCACAGGCTGCTGCCGAGATTATGGCCAACGCTGTGCGCTTGGAAGTTCCCAGCCGCTGTGATGTGGAGATTGGCCCGAGCTGGGGTGAGGCAAAATAAAGGGCCCCGAGGGGCCCTTTTTAAAAGCGTAACAGCTTCTTAAAGATTGTCCAAAATCTTGTCTTGGTGACCGCTGTATCTTCAAACAAATCCAGTTGCGTGATGGTGAAACGGTATTCCCCCTTCCCCCTTCCGGGGACAAGAACCGCTTCGATCTTGCTTTCGTTGGCCAAGCTCAGCCCACAACGGCGGACCATGGAAGCTGGCAGGTGCGTAAAAACTGCAATCTCCGTAGTTTTCATCGTGTAGTTGTTCGAGCGTAAAGCAGCGAGGAACAGGGCCCGGACTTCTGCCGGGTCCCTCTTCACAGGCATTGGCCGGACTTTGACTGTCTCGGTCATCGGGCTCGTCCTTCCAGCCGGTCAGCAATTAAGGTAGCGTACCCAGCAATGTCAACCCAGTGATCGGTCACGTTAGGGTTGCCGTTGACAATTCGGCCAATCTTGTGCACGATCATCTCCAAAGCTTCCCATTGGTCATCGGCAAAGGTCTTGTCATGCTTGGCAGCATGGGCAGCCATGGTGCGCTTAATAGCCTGCATGAGTTCCGCGCCGTCTTTAAACTTGCCGTAGTTCTCGGCCCGAGCGTCCAGTGTCTTGTCCACGGTAAAGGCCCAGTCCGGCAAACGTGGGTCCGGCATGGGAACCATTTCAGGGGGAGCAAAGGCTCCGAGCATCTGGGCTGCACAGTCCACTGCCTTCTTGCGCAACTGGTAACCCAATGACGGGGTAATGCCAAACTTCTTAGCCACGGGGGCTACCTTGGCGTTTGGGTGATTCATGATGTATTCCATGAACTTCTTTGATTTACTGCTTTGCTTTCTCATATCGGTGCGTCCTCTGTTTTGGTTAATAAATAGTACTTTCTCGCCTTTTCGGCATCCTTCTCATGCTTTCTATGAAGCATTTCCAATATTTTTGGGTCTACCCGTTCGAACGGATTCCACCCGTTTTTCTCTAACAGCGTTGAAACGGTCTCGACCCTCTTGTTTGATCGTTTCCGGGGAGACCGCAACTTCTTCAGTTGTAAATTTATGTCCGTTTCCACACTCCCTCCTTCTTCTATATCTAGTTGGGCTGGACCGCGTCTCAAGGATCACGGACCACGCGCCGCATTCAGGACAATTCATTTAGTCTCCATACAGGGATGCTTTTCCCCTTCTTTTTTGGTTATAAAAATAAGATGGCATTGCGTGCAGCGCCAAAGAGTGCCCTCTTCTACGACAGTACGGCGCAAGCCTCGCGGACCACGGGCCTTGCCAAAGAAAGTTTTTATCTTCTCAAGCATTTTGTTTCCTCCATCGTCTACACAAATCTTTTGCCGCCTTGCTCTTTGGCTTCCTGTCGCACATCTCGCTTATGGATTTTTCTTTTGCTTGCATCCGCAACATGTGGGGCGTGACTGGTGGCGGCGGCTCGGGGAACAGGCCATTCCATCCAACAAAAGACAACACCGCACCTACTATGAGTCGGTCAATCATGCTTCCTCCTTATGCTCCGCAAGCCTCGCCTCAAGACGCTTGATACGTTCTTCGTTGTACTGCATGGCGGCATTGGCGTACTCAGCGGCGGTCTCGGCCTCCAGCTTGCGTAGATATGCATCTTGTAGTTCGGCGTAGATCACCTCTGAAATGGTCTTTGCCCTGAGAATGTCTTTGATGTACTTGATTGTTGTCTCTCGGAAGTTCATGTGTTCTTCTCCCTGAGTTTGGCTTCAACGGCATCTGCAAACCTAACCCAAAACGGCTTGCTGTCAACAATCTGTTTGACTTGGTCATAAATAAAAGATTGCTCCTCATCCGTCAGCCCGACCCATGTGCGCTGTGGTGGATGGGTGTAGAGGGGAATTTTGTCCAGCTTGATTGTTGTTGGCGTGTCCCATTTCACATAGTTATGTGCAAATTCAAGCCTACGCATTTCAACATTTACATACGCAAAAGGCTTTTGGCTTTCCAACTCTGCAATGGCTTTCTTGCCTGCTTGGATGGCTTGTTTACATTTGTCAATGTAAGGCTTGTCATCGCTCAACGCACATTCCAATGCCTCTACCATCTGTTTCAATACTTCACTCATTTCTTCAAGCTCCTGATGTAGATTGCCAACGAACTGATGGTGTCTTTGCCAAAGCCTTGCAGCTTCTCAATGTGCTGTGCCACTTCTTCAATGGTGTCATTGCGTGATGGGTTTTTATACACATCCAAGTACGGCTCAAGCGCCGCCATCACCGACTCCTTGCGTTGCTTGGCTTGTCGTTCAATCTCGTTGAACGCTTCATCTTCAGGGTCTAGAAATCTTGATTCAGTCATGTGTTCCTCTTCTTTAAAAGTAGTTCGAGAGTTCTTGCAAACTGCTTTTGCTCTACAGGCATAATGTCTTTTTTGCGAATTTTTATGGTGATCCCATAGGCTACTTCAATCTCTTCCTCCGTCAGCCCTACCCACGGCTTCTTGTAATCTTGGATGTCATCGTCTTCTTCAGTCATACCTATCTCCATTTTGTAAAAAATCAATCGCTGCTATCAGCATTGCCCCTACGGCCAAGACCAACACGCCGCCAAGGAACAGAATCCCCACCCACGTCAATACATTTAGTAACATCGCGTACCTCCCGTTCTAATTTGATAATGCGTTGGCGGAGCATGTCGTTTTCTACAAGCAACACGCGCCACGCATCAAGGACCAGTTTCGTATCCTCATCCATTTACCAACTCTTTTTTTGAATGTGCTGTGTAACTATGCTGCGCATAGCCAAATTCAATTTTCCCCACCATCATTTCATTGACCCACGTTCTGCGGCCACTTAAATATTGGCGGAAGTGCCCACGTCTTCTGTGCCTTCTGGGACTTGCGTGGCCATTGCCCGTTGCCACAATTTCTTCTTTTTCGTGTTGCGCTGTCACGTCAATCACCGTCCAAGTATAGATAGGCTTTTTGTTTTTACGCACCCGCTTTGCATTGGCCGCAGAGGGTATCGCCGTATATGCAGTCACTGTTTCTTTCAGATCAACCGACACATGCATGTACCTTAAATAGACGCTCAGGACCATATCCATCCACATGGTGCCGAGGTACTCTTCGGGGCAGCTAAACGTATCGATATATTCCTTTTTTGCACTCTCAGGGTCCTGCTCCCGCATAGCCTCAAGTATCTTATCGGGGCTGTACTTTTCCCCGATTCGTACAAGCTTTTCTCTCGTAGACGTGTGAACAATCTCTGCCACATCCCCGCCCTTCCCCCGGAGAAATACTTGCAGTTTTTCAGAGTGGCGTTCAATAGTTGTTGAAAGCGTTTGTCCGTTGGACAACTTGCGAACTATCCCCATTTTTTCAAATGGTAAAAACAAGCTTTTGATCTCACTTTCAAACAGATCAGGGAACTGTGGGCGAAGCTTAAGAAATTCTTCTTTTGAAAGCTCCTTCGCTTGACCAAGGTCAATCCATGTGTAGTCCTCAGGATTACCATGGTCAAACTTTAGTGAAAATGATTCCAGAATATTTTCAGTCATCTCTTTTCCTCAAGTAATGCCGATCACGTAACCCAAAGATAAAAACCGTGCAAGATCCCAATCGGGAACATGATCGCGCCAGCAACCAAGAAGCCCCACAAGCTTTGTGAAAAGCAAGTAAAGACATGCGTCAACCACGCCGCAAAGCAGGCCATTCCAATAAAAGCTGCCCAGTTCATGGTTGATCCCCCAGTCCGTTCTTGCGCTGCATGTACGCCAACCGCGCATACAAATCGACCATGCTGTTTTGCAAGAATTCCTTGAGGTTGAGCGCGTTGTGCGCATCCCGGATCACCTGCCCCGGAACGCGGACCTCGGCCAAGCAGCCGTACTGCTCCAACGTGATCACCAAGGTGTCGTCCTCCTCTTCAATCATTTCAATTTGATTAGTCATCTCATTCCTCCAGCATAAAGTTGGTTGCATCATTGTAAAAAGTCAAAAACATATCTATCGCGGAATGCTTGTCAAGGCCCGTGGCCTGCGCACCGCCCGCAGCAACCATCATGGCCGCTAAAACAGAAACCTTCGGTGAACTGGAATGCTTGAACATCGTCTTGGCAATCTCCACAGCACATGCCTGCGTCTCCGCCTTCACCCGCTTAATATCCTCAGGGGAAAGCTCCTTCCCCCCGCCTGTGCCGTTACTCAGTGTCATTGGGCTTCTCCATGTAATCATTTAATGTCCTCTGCGACTCAATCAGCACAGTCACAACACCATGCAGTGCCCTTTGCGTCAACAGATCCGAGCCCTTGGCAATCAAACCAATCATGGCCATGGCCTCATTCATCGTGTTACACGCGTCAAGGACCATCCACGTGTTGACCTCGAAATAATTCAGGGGTTTTTCTTTCTTCGCCATTTCGTTCTCCTTTTGGTTAGTAATAAGACTCACGGGCCGAATCACGGCTGCGCCGCTTCGTCTGCACAATACTGCATAGCGCCTAAGATGATCTCTTCCTTGACATCGTCAGACAAGAGTTCCGCAATGTCCACGCCGTCCAAATAAGCATAAAACACCGTCCAGTCCTCCTTCACGCCGACACTGGGGTCAGCAGCCTCGAATTCCAGCCAGCATTCCAACGTGTGTTGCTTCAAGTACTTGCCCGCGCCAGTCTCAAAAATATGGTTGTAAGACAGCAAGCCGTCATACGGGTTGTTGATAAGGGTGTAGTCAATCATTGCTGGTCTCCAAAATCAGGGGTGGCCGATATGTACCAATGGTCAAGCTGCTCAAAGATGTCAAAGAAGTCGTCTTCAGTAAGTAGTGCGGTAATGTCCAAGGATAACGGACCGTGGACCACGGATACACTCTTTACTCGGGCTTCTCCAGCACTGTCCAAGCCGTAAGTTACTTGGACCGGGACTTTAATGGAAAGATCAGCTATCTGTAGCTGGGTTAATGGATCTTGACTCATACTCTGCTATCCTTTCTTGAATTACATGTGTTAGGGACACGTAGTATCATTTAGAAAACACTAGGTGTCAAGTACATTTTGTTGTGTTTTTCATAGGGGTTTTCCCTCATATATACTCAAATGGATATATAGAACAGGGTTTGTTATGCTATTTTGGGGTTCCCTATAGGAGTTTTTAGGGTAAGAGGTGTTTTTTTTATTTTTTTTGTGGGGATAGACGTAATAGACGTAATGCCGTAATAAGTCAATTAAATCAATGACTTTTTGGTGTACAGTACATTACGTTGTAAGGATAGACGTAATTTACTGGGGTGTCCCTACGTTTAGAGGAGGTGGTTTTTTTTTTACTACTCTTCCTCCCCAGCCCCTATAGGGAGGGCTTTTGAATGAAGCTTGCCTTGACAGATAGAGTTACTATATCTATACTCTGTTGTTAATTAGTTTTTTCTTTTACGGGAGTTAGTCCTTGATACAGATCGAAGCAAATATACCCATCCCTGAGGACCGTACGACCTACCCATTCAGGGACATGGACTCGGGCGATAGCATCCTGTTTAAGGACGAAAAGCAGGCCGCCTCGGCTAGGGTGGCAGCCATACGCTTTGCCAAAGTCCACAGGCCCGGTTGGACCTTCTCTATGCGCCGCGTGGAAAATGGTTGGCGCTTGTGGAGAACTGCATGACCAAACGGGATGTTTGGAACGTGCCCCCAGTGGTCCCGGATAAGGCCAAGCAGAGGCTTGCGGGGGAAGTCCGACCCCTGAGGCAGCAAAAAGTCCTGAATGCTAAGGAATGGAAGTTTGTGCAGGAATACGTGTCAGGCGATGGCAGGGTGACCTTGAAAGAGGCCGCGATGCGTGCTGGGTACAAAGAGGGCTCCGCATCGGTGATGGCGTGGAAGTTGACCAACCCGAAAGAATATCCCCATGTTGTGGCCGCGATTCAGGCCTATCGTGCCGAATTGGCATCGAAGTACAACACCTCATACGAACGCCACATGAAAGATTTGCAGGAAATTCGGGATAAGGCTTTGGCTGCGGGAGCGTTTGCTGCTGCCGTGCAGGCTGAATACCGGCGTGGCCAAGCCTTGGGCACCATTTACGTGGAACGTAAGGAAATCAGGCACGGGACAATTGACTCAATGTCGAAAGAGGAAGTTCAGCGTAAGCTGGACGAGCTGAAGCGGCTCTACGGTGGCCCGCCTCCAACTGCCTTGATTGACGCGAGCACGGGCAAAGTGCTTAACACTATTGACCGCGAGAAAGACCCGGAGTTTGATTCGGGCGTGGCCGATCCCCCGTTAGATGTTTTTGAGATAGACCGTGGCGACGACACCTGAGGCGCGATTCTCTGCACGTGTGCGAGACGGGCTCAAGGCCTTGGGTTGCGATGTTGAGCGAATCGAAAACCGTGTGAATCTTGGCGTGTCCGATATGCTGGTGGGCGTGTCTGATTGCTTTGTCACCTTGGAATTAAAAGTGGTGCAAAGTGGTTTGAAAGTGAAATTGCGCCCGCATCAAATTGCTTTCTTGGTCCGGCATGCAGCCAAGGGCAGGCCTTGCTTTGTGCTTGTTTTGCGTGCGGGTGGTGCAGTGCTCAAGCCTGAGCGGGTTTTGCTTTATCACGGGCGTGATGCTGTTGCCCTTGCTGAAGAGGGCTTACGGCTGCCGCCGTTGGCGGAGTGGCCATCGCGGGGGATGAATTGGGCGGAGCTTAAAGAAAAACTATCGACACCGGCGAACTGATCGAAAAAAACAATTGGACAATTTGCCTCGGTTTGGCAAAATAGGTGCTGTCGCGATGGTGCGGCAAACAGAAAGGATAGAAGATGAAGACATACATTGTTTTAATCGTTGCTGGCGATATTGACTGCATTGAAGAAACGCTGGGCGACCTAGTGCATATTGAAGAATATGCGACCCTCTGCGTTAACGAGCAGGCTTGCTCGTTTGAAGACGGCCAAGTGTCGAACCCGGAATATTTAAACACTTTGGCGCAAAGTGTTTCGGCTGCTGTTAGGGGGAAAATATGAGAAAACCCGTTTGCGTTTATTGGGCGCACGCCCGCCGAGACGACCCTTCTATGATTTTCAAATTAAAACGCGAGGCGCTACAGTGGGGGCGGGATAATTTCGACGGGGTTTTTATTGTCGAACCGATCAATAAAGCTAAGCTATCGGAACGGCTGGACTATTTAAAAAATCAATTGGGAATTGTGCCGGAGCTGGCCTACACTAGCCGCTCATTAATTCAGAAAGGATAGAGTCATGTTGAAAACCGTTGCAATATCAGCCAACAAAAAAACCGGCCCGATAGCAGTTACTTATCGCGCTGGCGAACATGAGACTTATGGCACGTGCCCGCGCACGTGTGCGCTGCATCCCAAAAGCGAAACCGGCACGGATCATATCGACGCGGATTATTTGGCTGCCGTATATGACGCGGTACCGCGCCGGGGTATGGCGTGGGCTTATTCTCACTTTGCCGCTGAGGCGCTGCCGATACCGGCACCGGGTAAAACGACAATTAACGCGAGCTGCGACACCATCGCGGACGCGGTGCGTACTGTCGAGCTTGGCCGCCCGGCGGTTTACGCTGCACCGGTGGACACTGCCGAAAGCTGGCCGCGCAAAATTCACGGGGTGACATTTGCCCGCTGCCCCGCTGAGCTGGCCGAATCGTTTACATGTGCGGATTGTGGCGGTGGCTCCCCATTGTGCGCACGTGGTGACCGTGATTTTGTCGTCGTATTTGTTGCCCATGGCACCGGAAAAAAACGAGTAGGCACGGATAACCCGGGCGGCTGCTACGCTGCCAGCGGCCCGACCGCTATTCAATGGCACGGCACGCGCAAAACCGGACACGCGAACGATTCGCAAACGGTGCGGGACTTTGCCCGGGCGCTGCCGGTGGGCTCGATGTTGCGGCACCATATCGCGGGAGATATTGGGCGCGAGGTGGCTGTATGATATTAATTGGCGCGGTTTTATTGTGGCTTTTTATTGGGTGGCTGCTCGATAGATACGGTTAATTGAAAACCCCGAACCGATAGGAATAATTCAATTGACCGGTGCGGACAATAGACTAGAATTCAACACATCAGAAGCCGGGCGGCTTTTGATTCAACTCAGAAAGGATAGCAAAATGGCTCACATGATAGACAACACTACCGGCACAAATGCAATTGCATATGCAGGCAAAACACCTTGGCACGGTTTAGGCCAAGCTTTGAGCGCTGATGCGGACATTCAGACATGGACACGCGAGGCGGGTTTAGCTTATGACGTGCTTGAATCCCCCGTACTGTTTCGCACCGCAGCAGCGAGCGAACCGGAAGCTTTCAAGGGGCGCAAAGTTTTACACCGCAGCGACACCGGCGCACCCTTGGCCGTTGTTTCGGACGGTTATCACGTGGTGCAGCCTGCCGAGGTTATGGGGTTTTTTGATAACTTGGTCAAGCTTGGCGGGTTTCAAATGGAAACGGCGGGCGCGTTAAGTTACGGGCGGCGCGTTTGGGCGCTGGCATCCGTGGGCGCTGGCGCGGATATTGTGGACGGTGACACCGTCAAGCCTTATTTGTTGCTGGGCACGTCATACGATGGAACCATGGCCACAGTAGCAAAATTCACCACGGTTCGCGTGGTGTGCAATAACACCATAACGGCGGCGCTGGGAGATAACACGGCCACGGTTCGCGTGCTGCATAGTGAACGATTCGACGCGGACGCGGTGCGCTTAGAGCTGGGCATTGTGGCAAATAACTTTGAGCGCTTTTTAGTTGACTCGCGCAGGCTGGCGGGCGTAACCATGGGCGCGGATGATGCGGACGCGTTTGTATCTGAGCTGCTCAAGCCTTACCACACCGGCAAAATCGATATCTCCGATTCACGGGCATACAAGCGAATCATGCAATTATTCAACGGTGCGGCTATCGGTTCGGATATCGCAGGCGTTACCGGCACGCGCTGGGGCATGCTCAACGCGGTGACTGAATTGGTCGATCATGAGCGCGGGCGCAGTGACAATACAAGGCTCGAATCGGCATGGTTCGGCACCGGTGCCGCCATTAAAAACCGCGCTTTGGATTTGCTGGCGGCTTAACTAATCGGTTTTTTTGCACGCTACCGAGGGGGATTGATCAATTAATCTGATCAATCCCCTGTTAATTTGTCCAGTGTAAACCGGTCCGCGTGCCTTGGACGGTTGCCCGTGTCGAATGTGGCGCGGTGCGTGGAGCGGGGCGCGTGATTCGCGCCCCGTGTTGCCCGTGGCCTTGGCCACGGTTCGCGCACCGGCGGCAGCCGGTGCGCGTTTGCTGGCGCTTTGCCCTTTGCTCGCGGGCCGTGGTCCACGGCCCGCGTTACTTTTTCCCACAATGGTGGCGGCGGGGGCGGGTGGGCTCGCCGGGGCAAAGATAAACTATTGCTGGCGCTGGTTCGATAGGAACAATTCATTGGCCACGGTGCGCGGTTCGGTTACAGTTAAGGCCTCAACAACAGAAAGGATAGAGAAGTGAAATATTTTGATACGACTATATATAAGCACAAGATTGAATTGATCTTTGACCTAGACCGTAATATTTGGTATGCCTTACACACAAAGCACGGGCAGTTTGTAAAAGGAGAAATCGGGCGCGGAAGGTTTGAGAGAAACCATAATTTTCTAATCATTGGCACGCGGGAGTACGAGCTTGTTATCGATTGCAACGACGATTGCACACACTGGGAAAGTTGGTCAGTCTTTGATATAAAGAAACAGGATTACCTAACCGTTAGCGGGAGCCTAATATGACACCAGCAGAGCAGGCCGCCTTTGTTAAGGCTTACAGCAACAATGTTGCCCATCACCCCGACAGCCTTGTGGCTGACTTTGTCGCCCGCTATGAGGCGGGCGAGGATATGGATTATTCTTTCGAATACACCAGCATCGTGGACGCACTGGGTATTTGGCATGATGCGATCAGGTGGAAGCTTGAACAGCTATCAGGCACCGGTGCCTGATAGAAACAATTCATTAGCCACGGACCGTGGTCCGTGGTGTAATTCTTTTACGGCCTGATTGAGGCCGCACTCAGAAAGGATAGAGAAATGAAAAAGAACCCATTAGCCTGTTATCGCAGTGAGTTGTTTGGTAGCCGTGGCGTTGACGTGGCGCATGCCCTTGAATATGTGGATCAGTTAGCTACTGCGTCCAGTGACGCAGTAGCAGTGCAGACCGCCGCACGTGTACTGCTCAATACTGTGATCGGTGCAGTCGATCAAATCCTGAACGCACCCAGTGCGGAGCGCTTAGCACTGATCGACTTGATTGATGAACGGATCGATGCCCATAAGTTGATCCGTGAGGATCAAGTGGATGGCAAGATCAGCCAGTGGATGGATGACAACATGGACATCGAAGACAAGATCGGCGACTGGATGTCGAACAGCTTCGATCTCACGGATTACAACGTGGAGGATGTAGTGGACGACAAGATCAAGGAATGGGCATCGGATAATTTAGCCGATGAAGTGGAATCAGTGATTAAAAATAGTTTGACATTTAGCGTAATAGTCAATTAAAATACAAGCACTGGATCAGCCGATCCAGTGCAACTTAGAAAGGATAGCGAAATGAAACGCAAAGCAAATCCACTGATCCAAGCGATCAATGAGGCATCCAGCAAAACCCGCAGGGAAGCCCACGAACTGATCGAGAAAGCGAAGGTTCTCGATCAAATGCGCATGAAAATCAGAGTCAACTATTCAATGCTCTTTAAAGATTTAGATCTGTCAGTGCATAACCTGTACCTGCGCACAGGTTACTACAAGCCCACAATTGAAGTCAGCCTGCACAAACTAGAAAGCTTTAAAGATGTCCAACTAGTTCAACTGTTGGATTTCTTAACAGACCGCACTGAGAAAATAAGTACAAGGGACTGGGCCAACTACTTGAACCGTGATTACAGTTTTGAGTTAGAAGATGTGTACATCAACATCTCTGCTTATGTCAAAGCAGACAGTCCGACATGTCGCAAGGTGCAGGTCGGAGTTAAGGTGGAAGAAGTCCCACAGTTTGAATTAGTCTGCGACTGATCCGCGCACTGGTCGGCAGCCGTCGGCAGCCGACCCCCAAAGCCCAGACTGTACAGTCTGGGCTTTTTTACTTTCCCCTTTAGAATCAACAACTTACAGCATCATAGAGAAAGTTAATCGGTGCGAGCGCACCGATTGTTTTTTTTCACTTGACAAGCTCGATTTTCTATTATCCTTCCCTCAAGGTGGTGGCGGGGGCGGGTGGGCACGCCGGAACACCAGTCTGTCAGTCCCTTAGGGGGGAGGGCCATTTTAGGCACCGTCAGCGTCAGCGAAGGACGAAGGCCCTATTTCAGCCTAACAAAAAGCTTTTGAAAGTCTGACCCTACCCCCACCCCCTTTCCCACAAAAGACCCCCCTTGTTTGTAAAAAAGCTTGGGGTGGGTTAATATATAAAAAATTCAGAACCTGAAGGTCTGCCCGTGAATACCACGCAACAAGAAGATGTCGATGCCGAACGTTTGCGCCTTGAGTTACGGCTCCAGTTGCTCGATGCCCAAGAGAAAGCGACCACTAGCTTCCTTGATTTCTGCAAGTACGTATGGCCCGAGATGCTTGTTGGGGAACACCATAAGATCATTGCGGAAGCCTTTGACCGCGTCGTT